TATCGCATCCGGGGTTAAATCCCCCCAATCATCAAGAGTATGAACAAAAGTATCCGCATCAAAACTCATCTTAAAATCTTGTGTTATATTAATAGAACGAACACAGGCTATATAAGGAGTATCAGCATTGTATAATGCACCACTAATTGTGATAATATCACCACATTCCACATTTATACATACAGGTGTAGAATCAAAGGAGATTGATTTGTCTATACCATATTTTCTTTGATAATACAAAATCCCAAGTTTTTGCGCCATTTGAGAGTCATCTACATAAGGTGTTTCCAAAATCTCATCTGAATCATTACTATATGTACTTCCTGTTCTCACTAAAGTCTGATACAATAAATCTTGTGGTTCCCCTGTACCCGGAAATGCTACAATGCCGGCATCGTATTGAGAAGATTCTGTTTTGCTTGACTTAAATGATCCGTCTATTATCTTTGTGTTATCAACAGTCAAGACGCTTGTTTTTGATAATGTTTTTATTTTCCAATAGGTAGATGATGTAGTGCCATATGGGGCAAGTACAGAGTGGCATTGTTTTAACAAAGAAGATAAATACTCACCGAGAGTTTTTTGCTCATAAAAAGCACCTTTGAATGTTAATCCCCAAGTAGCAAAAGTGGCACTTGCGGCTGTAATAAAAACTTCACCAAGACCGAGAATATATTTTATGATGTCCCCTGGATCGACATAAACACTTCCGTCAAACTGTAATAATGGTGGAAGGGCAGCATCATTAGGTGAAAAAATCCCAAACGCACCATCAGCTATTAAAGGCTGCACCCCCGCGTAATTAAAAGGTGATTTTGTAGATGTTACTAAACATCCTGTAAAAGTGTAATCCTCGGCATCCCATATGCTATTCGATCCAAAATCTCTTGGAGAACGCAGTTCATAAAAAGTTTTTCCGACTCCTGTTCCTACATCGCATATATAATATAAATCACCACTGGAATCTTTAATTAAATACACTGGAATAAATGCTGTACCAAAAACTACCGGCGGACAGATATTATCTGGGATGATTATATCTGAATTCCAAAGAGTCTTTGTAGTGAGAAAAGTTGGAAAATTACTATTTGTAGATTTATCTGTCGTATAATTTAAACAGGAATGAACGAGTGCATCTTCACAATGAAATGTCCATAATCCATAAGATATATCAATTGATTTTACTCTAAACCGGAATCTTTTCTTTATTGCCTCAGCGGTAGCATCTAAAATTAATAAGTCATAATCTTTACCTAAAAACTGAAATTCAATAAAAGTGTCTGTGGTCTCTTTTTTTATTGTGAATGAAAAATCTTCAAGCGTATGAACTCTGGATTCTCCGCCGTCATTTATTTTTATGCCCGAAAAAGAATCCGGCAGTATTTTTGCTGTATATTGATGACTAAGTAAAAATCTACTTTGTGTTGACCAATATTGAGTCGCGGATGGTGCGCCGATATTTGTTAAAATGAATCCCCAAAAATAATTATATGTAGTTGTCATTACGCTTTGACTCCTTCAATCCATAAGACTATTTCTGAAATAGAGTGTATACATGCTATCTGCCTTTCCATTTCGGGAGCAAATCTGGCGACATATGTGTGGCTATCGGTTGGGTGTTGCCAATAAAAAGTCTTGGCGCTTCCTTTACATTTATTAGTATCTGAATGAAGATCGACAATAGTGTCCGCGTCTGTTGCGAGGAGTACCGGAAATTGTATTCTCACTTCATATTTTATTTGACTGTTTAGTGTCACAACCACATGAGAACCATCGTCCATTTCATGAACATTTTGTTTCCACTTTGCCGCTTGTGAAAGTACCACTTGTGGTTTAATAGATAATTCTGTAGCAGTGTAATCTGCTGTGACTGTGCCGGTGAAATATTCATACATTTTACCTGCCATTAGTTATACCTCATAGCGACTTTTACGCCGTTTACAAGCCCAGGATCATAGTTCTTTAAACCATCACCAACTATCTTTTTAATAATTTTTCCATCAATGTGAAGCTCTACTGTAGTGTTGTTATTCGAGGTTACAATCTTCTTTGCTATCGCATTAGCAATATCTTCTGCCAAGTTGTTTAAATTGCCGTTTGACATTACGGATGTTGGGCCAGCGGTATATTCAAGTTCGGGGCCGTTTTCCCCTACCATATGTAACCCACCAGACCAATAGTTTACACCAGAAGCATGGCCTGGTATTGTTATATTCCCACTTTCTGCTGCTATTATTATAGCTGCTATGCTATTTTTAATCATGTCCATTGTAACGGGGAGTCCGGAAAGCGAATCGCCTATATGTATTAACTGGCTATTTAAATCAGTTAACGTAGCACCCCCTGAAATAGTATCTTTTAATTTCTCAAGGTCATTAATAACTCCCCCGGAAACTTGCTGATAGTTCATTTTGCCGTAGGTGCCAGTAAATTTAAGGTAACTATCAAGAAATGAGTTAAAGTCAGATATATTTCCTGTTTTATTTGCGTCTTCAAGCAAAGTAGCGTATCTCGCTTGATACATATCAACACTCTGGACAGCGGCGAGACTTCCACCACGTAAGTTAAAAAGCAGATCATCTATAGATTTTACTGATTGAATAGTTTGATTTAACTGTTGAACATTAGACGATTCAATCGATTGCAAGACGGAATATTGTTTTTGCATAATAGATAGTTGTTCATCTAAGCCGTCCGCACTCTCAAACTGGTTTTGATAAAGATTTAGCAGAGCTTTTTGAAACACACCTTCATCAGCACCGCCAAGACTTGCGCTAAATCCATAAGCACTTTCAAGTAAATTTTTTCTAAAATTCTCTTTAGTTGCCCCCATTGCAATTGCGCGGTCTTGTTCTAATTGCGCTAACTCTCTTGTACCTGCGCCAACATCTTCTAAAGATTTTTTTAATCCATCAAAATATTCTGTGACAGCGTCGAGGGAGGCTTGTAGTGTGTTACTGCCATTCCAAAGCTCGGAGGCATATTTTGCGGATGTAGTTAAAAAATTATTTCGTTGTTCTTCAAATTCTTTTTCTATTCGTATTTGAGCTTGATCTTTCATAAAAGTCAAAAGTACATCGTCAGCAGCACCCCCTGCGTCAACAAACTGTTTTGTCAGTTCCTCTAAAGAATCATTAAGTGATTTTACTGCGGCCTCGTAAGAAGAAAGTGGGTTGAATAATTCTTTAATTTGACCTGCAATCTTAGATTGCTGCTCTTTATACTGAGCATCAATAGCCTCCATGATAGATGGAATTTCAGCCAAAGCTGCATCTATTTCTAATATCGAAGGCAGAGCCTCTAACTCCGCAGTTTTCCCTAATTCTGTAAGCGATAATACAAGCGCCCTCATTTGCTTTAACGCGCCTGTGTATCCTTCATCTTCTGTGCCAACGCCAAGTAACTCCATGGCGGCATTATACTCTTTGGCGTACTCGGTTTGTTTCTTTCCAAGTGCGTCAAAATTCTGATAAAACTCGGAAAAAGAAGTCGATATATTAGACCATTGGTCTTTGGCCCAAACCGCTTGTTGCTTAACCACGTTTTCCATTAACGCAACAATAGTTTCAACTGTCGGTACATTTTTTTTATCTATATGCTTACTTCCAGAGCCACTCCATCTTATCCATTCCTCTAATGAGGCACCAAACTTTTCAAACAGTGCTTGAATCTCAGGCTGCAAAAATTGTGTTTCTATACTTGTATTCGTGGCAAGCATCTTAGAGAAACCGGCGTACAATTCTGCCGGATCTAATGATAATAACGCCTCTTCTATTTCAGGCGCAAGACTTGTCCGTCCTGCCATGCGATCTCCGTGCGATTTAACTGGATACCACATTTGCAGTTTTGGTAATAAATCAGCTTCGAGTGTCGCACGAGCATCACTCCAAATACCTGAGAAGTCAGCCTGCCCACTAAATTTCTCGCCTAATTGAGCCGTTAGTTTTTCAGTGTTGGCATCAAGAGAAATTCGCATCTGCCGCATAGCTTCGCGTAATGCTTTAAATTCATCCTTGTCGTCATCACCGAATATCCCACCAAGTAATCCACCTCCTGCGCCGCCAAGTGCAGCACCTACTCCTGCTGCCATCCATCCACCACCAGGCATAAACCCACCAGCCAGCGCACCTACTCCAGCCCCGCCCATCTGCCATGGATTTTGAGACGAAGCGGCTTGCATCCCGGCGCCAGCAACCCCGACCATGCCCATTATGTCGTCATTCGTATACTTTCCAAACAGACTCGGCATCATCTTCTGAAGATTGCCCCCAGTCAGAATCCTCTTAGCAAAATCATTCGACCAGATGTCGACAAGTGAATCAGCAAAGCCACGAAAATAATCTTTAAAAGATTCAAACTCACCCTTGAGAGAATCACCGATGAAATCTGCGGTAATATCTTGGATGTTTTCCCACATCTTTGTCCAGATAGCTTCAGCTTCATCAGTAGCATTTTTCGTGTCTTTGTATAAAGAATCATGAATATTCTTTATCATCATATCAGCTTTAGCTTGGCTGACATCACTACGATCGGCTAAACTCTGGATAAATCCAATTTTAACTCTGGCTTCTTCTATGGCCGTGTTTAATGGTAGCAACTCTTTTGCAAGATTATCAAAAGTCTTTTTAAATGGCTTGTCGAGTTCAAGTATTTCTTTACCAATCGCTGCGCTTTGCAACTCAAGATCTTTCATTGCAAGCGTGATTTTTTCGATGTCAGCCGCATTATTACTTTTCTTAGCGACAACTAAAAGTTTTTTGTATTCTTCATATGTCGCATTAAGCGCAACTTTGGTAGCTTCAAGCTCACGAATTACATAAGGCTGAAGGGTTAATGCTTCACTAATGTTATAATTTTCAACTGCGTCATCGAAGAATTTCTTAATGTTTGAGGATATTTTCTCGACTGCTTTTTCATATTCTTCGATTGCTTTTTCTGCATCTTCTAAGTTTTTGTTATTGAAAAGGAAATCCAGTGGATCTTTTTTGCCGTCAACTGTAGGAAGTTTACCAGGATCAGTTAATTTTGCCCATGCATCATCCCATAACTTCTGTACCATACTGACGTCTTCTTTAAGTTGCTTTGTTATGGCCTCTCTGTTAGTTGGATTTTTGTAATCAGGTAAGTAAGTCTTTATAAGATCCTGCATCCGTTTTAAATCTGGACGATTAGCTATTTGGTCATAATTCCCTGCAAAAAAGCTACTTGATCTATCTTTGTACTTATCAAGTAACCCAATAAGCTCATTCATTTCATCAATGCGTTTTTTGGTGTCTGAGGCCACTCCGCCCCAACCAATGGCATTTTTTTGTTTTGCGTACAATTCATTCTGCTTTGCAAGGCCACCTTCAATTTCTTTTATCTGATTTACGTACTCCTGTTGATTCTGTTCAACAAGCGCATAGTACGAATAAAGTGCAGCGGTAGCTGTACCGATCCAGAAGGCAGTCTTTTTCCATCCGCCAGACATCAAATCTAAGAAGCTGCCTACTGTGCGAATCTTTACGAGATCAACCAGCACAGTGTAGAAAGCCTTCAGACCACTGAAAGTAAGCGTAAGCGGCTTCAACAAACCCAAAAAGGCCGGCTTCATCAAAGTAATTAACTTGTACCCAAGCAGCAAGCCTTCAAACTTCAAATAAGTTGTTCCAAGTTTCTTAAGCTCCGGACTTGTATTCTTTATAATAGTTCCAAGCGTCCCTATTCCAATAAACAGCTTTTCAATTACTGTTAGTACCTTATCCATACCGCTCTGAATGAGAGTCAGCATATTCATAAAGTGCGCTTGGTTTCGGTCTTCGCCAAACTTTTTATTCACGGCCTCTATATGTTTTAATATTACACTGCCGAAAATATTCCCGACGCCTTGACCTGCTGCCACAAGTGCCTCAGCTTTAATAATGCCAAGTTGCATCGAACTGCGCCATTTTTCAAGGCCCATAGTGACATTTCTGCCCAGCATAGCTTCTTGCATGGCACGGGCTTTTGCGCCAAGTTTATCAAGTATCATCGCTAAGATTTCAGACTTATCACCAACGCCCTTTAAGATCTTTATCTGCTCCTCATTGATGATCCCCATAGATTTTAGCATTCGAGGGAGAGCGGCGTTTGCTCGCATTTGCCCATCAAGTAGCGCTTGCCATTCAGACCGCACTTGCTTTACATTATCTCCGGTTGCTTTTGCGACTTGGATCAACAAATCATTAACCGCAGCAAAATCTCGAATTCTGTCCGGCTGAATTACCACTCCGTGTTGTGCAATTTCACTGTAACCAACTGCGAGTTCTTGAAGGGTGGAAACCGACATCGTTGATGCTTCCGCGAGAGCCATAGTGTTTTGCGCTGCACGAGACATCGCGGCATTAAAGCCTGCAAGATCATCAGTTGCAATAACATAGTAACCTGCAAGCTCAGCCTGTAAGCTCGCAAGCTCTCCACTTTCTGTGATGGCTTCCTTGATAAGTCCAGTTGTGTAACTTAAGGCATTTTCAAAAGCATTCATGGCTCGATATGCAATTGTGAAACCTATTGCAACGGCGCCAAACCGCTGCCACCAAAGGTCAAGCATACCAGCATATTTTAATCCGGCTTTATGTCCATGCGTAGTTGCTGTAGTAAACTGCTTGGTTTTCTTAGCTACTGTATTTAGCTGTTTTGAATAATCTTTAAACTCGGCATTTGTTAAATGACCAGCGCGTTTTAAGTTTACCATCTGTGTAGTTAACGCGCCAACTTCTTTGTTAAGAAGTTTAGCATCCATTGGAGTAGACAATGTGACGCCAGTTGCGGCTGCTACGCCAGTTGCTAAATTTTGCTTGCTTTGCGCAACTTTAGCACTCATCTTCTCTGCTTTAGCTATGGCTGCATAACGTGCCTTTTCCTCTTTATTTAAGGCTGCAAGCGCCGCTTTTTCTTCTTTAGCTATGGCTTTAAGTCTTGCTTTTTCTTCTTTTTCAAGCGCATCTGTTTTTTTCTTTTCTGCTTTTTCAATAGCTTTAAGCTGTTTTTCAGTGTATTTATCTTCAGCATTTACACGCTTAGTCAAATCCTGCATTGATTCTTCAAATGCTTTTCTATCGACTTTGCGCTTCTGTTCAATGGCTTCTATTCTACCTTTCTCAGCTTTTTCATCTGCGCGAATAGATTTTCCAACGTTGCCGAGCTGACTCTGCATCACTTGCCTGTTTTCTTGAGCTATAGCATCCAACTTCTTTTTGTTAGCCGAATCCTCTGCATTTATCCTTTTTGTGGTATTTTGCATCCCTTCTTCGAATGCTTTGCGCTCTATTTTACGCGCATCTTCGGCACCTTTAATTTTTGCTTTTTCATACTGCTCCTCGGCTCTTATACGATTGCCGAGCTGCGACATCTCTCTTTCCATGTCCTCGCGTGTAGATTTGGCAGCTTCTGCACGTTGGCGCTTGAGTTCGGATTCGAGTTCTTTTGCGGCTGTTATTTTAGATTTGATTGCATTTTCAAAGTTTTTATTATTTGTATCAGTCATAGCGGCGGAAAAAGCCGCCTTCAATTCATCGCGCAACTTCTTTCCATGTGTACCAAGCCGAGCAAGTCCTTTATCAACGGCTTGAAATTCCTGCTCAAGCTGCTTTGCAATATCTGATCTAACTTTTAAAGGAGCAACTTTATTAACTCGATTCAGCACAGTCAATAACTGGTTAGCCGCAACTTGCGCCACTTGCAATTTTTCAGCAATCTTAACTTCAGATGAACCAAAAGCAGATTCAAATGACTTCTTTACCTTGCGGTCAAGCGAGTCAAAGTAAGTCTCTGCCTGTTTCAACTGCTGTTGCAGTTTGTCAAGTTGAACTTCTAACTCAATTATCTTCTTCATTTACCCATCCTTGCGAATAGTGCTTCCAGCTGTTCTTCGTGGAAACCATCCGTGTAATTCCCGTGAATCTTCATGGCTTTATCTACATCATCTGACTTCAACCCCCAAGCTCTCGCCTGGTCAACACTATCCAGCATCCGTTGTCTTTTCGCCTCGTTGTAGAGAATCTGGAGCTTTACAGCCGGAAAAGAAATGGCGGCGAAAAGATCAACATGCAGAACATGCGCCACTTCTCCCGCCATTTCTAATTTCCTTACAGATTCCCTGCTAAAAGAGAAGGGAAGAGGCTCTCCATGATATGTTTCGTGATGCCGCTAAACGCCGCCATGCCGTAGCCAGCGAGATCTTCGTCTTCGCAGCCAAGCATTTTTTTCACGATTTCTTTCTGATCGACATCTTCCTGTTTCATCATGACTCGGACTTCTTCGGAAACATCTGTCACAGTGAATTCTTTTTTTCCGAGTTCAATGACGATTTCATTGCTTACCAGATACTCATCCACGTTAAAGACTTTACCCATACTTCCTCCTTAAGGCCGCTCAATTTTTATTACGTTGCCGGAGCCGTCAGCCTGGAAGACTATCTTGCAGGCCACAGCGGATTGCTTGTTTGTTCCGAAATCAAAGTTTGTTGCAATTAACAACTTACTTGAATAAAGTGTGACTTTGTAGGTTGTGCCGAGAAGAATCATCACTGCAAAGTCAAGAAGCTCAGTGGTGTTCGTGAGGGTAAGCGTTTCAAAATCATAAAATGAAACATTCCCAATCCCGCCAACAATGGTCTCATCCAAGTCAAATCTTGTAGAAACTGGGCGGCTTTCAATTACTTCAAGCTGCAATTGAACGCCGCCCAGAGTCTTTCCGAGATTTACGCTGTTATGCGAGATCGTTGCCGGGCCTATGTTTAGCCACTTAGCCATTAGGTTGCAGTGATATCCCCAAAGGTTGCGATGAGACCAGTGGAGTCAGCGTAACCGACCATTTCAAAGCCCATGACCCGTTGGTCACTGGCATTGTAGTTCAACGCGGTATTGATCTTCATACCAGCAGTGTGCAGCGTGATCCATTTATTTGCATCAGTCGTGGGGACGCCGGCGATGTACGGTTTGACGATGGCGACTTTGGCATTGGTCAGCAGAGAAGTTCCAGCGTTGGACGTAATTTCAACTTTCTGCTTCGTGCCATCAGTTGTGACCGTGTGCTTCGTCAGCGAGGCGATGTTCGCCAGCGAAATATCGGCCAGATTTCCAGTGATGCTTACCTGAGTACCAGTAACCCACTCATCGACCGGGGATTCACCGTCTTGGTCAGTGTTAAGTGTCTGCGTGGTCTCAGTCAAATTCACCACAATTCCGCCCTGAGTTTTACCAAGATCGCTTGCATCCCAAAGAATCTGAGCCGGGCCGAGTTCATAATTTGGCATTTTGTCCTCCTAAGTTTGTTGATATGTCACTTCGAACCAGATATGGTAAACATATCTTTGATTATTGTCAATTCCAGCCTCTTCACCGGATACCTCAGAAGATACAGCCCAAGAAGAACCAAGGTAGCCTGAAAGATTTTTGAAAAGGTTATAAAGGAGCGTGAACTTTCCATCAGCAATAACATTATCGAAATAAAAAAGCAAGATGTGAATGTTTCGCCTGTCGATTGACAAGCTACCTGCGAGCCGGCCTGTCTGGATGATTGCACCTTCGAGTATGCCTTCAGTGAAGTGAGACGCGAAGAGATCTGTTCCAGCAGTGAAGACAGAGTTTGCATCGATATATGTGATGATGTCATCTACGACCATAGTTTGCCCAGTGCTGAATCTAAAATCCTGTCGATGATTGGATCAGGCACGAAATCTTCCATCTGGCTTTCGAATACAAATTCAGCATAATCAAAAACTTTTGCGCCGTCTACCATTTTTGATTCGCTAGCGTTATCTCCTACTTCCTTGAGATTTTCCATCGAACAAGTGATTGTGTTTCTGCCTGTGATGCCATCAGGAGGATGAACGAAAGAACTGCCAGCGATATAGCGCTTTCCTGAAAAAACCGCAATGTGCTCACTCATGTGAGGATCGCCACCAGAGGATAAAAAAACTTTCCTTTTGTCATTTGTGGCGTCTGTCACATCATATGGGATTTTTCCTTTGTTATCTTCGACAAATGATAAAACTTCAGTTCCTATGTAATCAAGAAAGACGTCTTTGTTGCGCCCTGAGATCGTGAAAGATAATTTTGTATTAGGCGAAGTTTTCATTTGTAAACAACCTCGATATGATGAAAAGTTCCGTCAGCGCGAGTGAACCTGTCGAAGCTTATGATGTCTCGACGAACACTATTGATAAGCAGATAACAATTTGTCAGCGTTATGTTATTGAAAAGGATTACCATGCCACTACCGAGAACTTCTTCAACGGGTCTTCCGTTAACCGACTTGTAAGCCTTTACAACCGCTTCTTCATGCCATACAGCGTAAGTTCCGACTGTCGTAACAGTCTTCCCTTGCTTATAGTTGCTCGTTTCACGCTTAACAATGATAGTCGCGTTTGTTGGCATCAGTCAGTCACAAGAGGGTTTGTGGTTTCATCTTCGGCTTCGGCAGCGAACTTGTACCGGTCGAGATTTTTATATTCGTCCATCTGAGCAGTTGTACCAGTGATAACCCCGGCTCCAACACTTTGCGTATAGTGGACGTAGATTTTGCGATAATTCTCGTACTTATCGCTAAGAGCCTCGTAAGTTTTCCCCATTCGATAAGTCGGCTGGAACTTCTTCCAAAGGAGCTCAAATGAATGCATCCCAGCCAACTTAATCGAAGTCGAGGAATACTTGGCGCATAGCGCGGCGACCTCAGCAGAAGTGAGATCGCCGTACGCTACGCTACCTATTTCGAGCAAAAGTTCACTCGTTGTTAATGCCATTCTTACACCACTACGTCGTACGCATAAATGCCAAGATCAGAAGCAAGCATGATCGGATCGATGGAGAATGAACCTTCAATCCGAAGCGAGTTATTCCGCCATGCCATCGGGATACGCTGGGTGGAAACACGGTCACCAGCACGCCGAAGGGTCATGGTGTAACCAGCGGAAGGCGCGAACTTGGTCGCTCGTTCTGGGGTGTAGCACAGGAGGAGCTTCTTCGTCAGCAAGTAATCGGTCGAGGTCGAGTTTACATCACCTATGATGTTGATGGTATCAACTTCGAATAGTCGGGCCAGAAGATTCTTCCCGACGACTTTATCATCGGAAGTCTTCATCTTGCCAGTGATGTCCGTGTTGGTCTTCAGATACCGGTAGACATCCGCGGTCATGATAAGACGGTTCGGCTCATATCCAGTGGTCTTCTGAATTTCCTCTTTCCAACTAAGGATATTCGCAACCGGGGTAGAAGCGGTGCCGCCATCGGACCATTTGGTGAAGTTCGGAGTAACCGCGCCCTGCTTGTCAGCCGACCATATGCTCGCAGCCATGAACTCGTTCACGAGAATCTGCAGCATAATGCGGTTCAAACGGTTAATAACGAACTCAGCCGAGTCCTTAACCGGGTCAAAGGGATTGTCATATTCCGCCGCGTCATCCTGCGAAATATCTTTGTGAAAGGCATAGTCCTGCACCTGATATCCCTGGGAGCCGACTTCGTAGTCGTCGCCCTTGGACTCGGTAGAACCCTGCCGCAGGTAATCCCCAACAGTGCCGATGTAAGTCCAGTCTTCCTTGGTATATTTCGCAATCAGGCCGGATTTCTGCGTGGTGGGAACTTCCGGAAAGATGTCGAAAACCTGAAGGCCGACGGAATTGACGTACTTATTTGCAACGTTGCTGACGTATTTGTCAGTAACTTGATCAAACCATTGAGCCATGATATACCTCCTTAGAAAAGCATTACGCGAGCAGTAGTGTCAGTGGTAACGGCTTCGAGAACGTGACCGCGAGGATAGCTGGAATCAGCCCAGGCGCACTTAACGAACTTGCCGTCAGCTCCGCCGGTGATAGGGTCACCG